TCTTTCAATTTCTTATGTGATACAATCCTCATACCTCTTTTGTTTGATGCAAAAATATGAATTAATTTTGAATTATAAAATTTTTCCAGAGAATATATTCTATAATATAGAATTTAGCAATAAAAAAGCGGAACTAAATTAGCTCCGCTCAATAGTACGATAAGAACATGAAGTAATGAATTATCCTTTGGAGTTAGGAGACACTGCATTGTTATTCTTTGCCCCTTGTTCCTCCTTGATTTCTGCAAGCTCCTCTTCTACCCTATCAGCATTCCCGGCAAACATGATTCCCTCACGCGTTGACCAGATGCCACCACTGACAGCGGAAACCGCAGTAGTCACCTTATCATTCAAATCATCAATCATATATGGAACCAGTTCTGTCTCTATGTCAATGGTTTGCGATGCCTTGCTAAACTCGGTTGGATTGATAGAGCCTAAAGCGGAAACAATAAAATTTACTCTCCGCTGCAAGAACTCACCGATAGCCTCACCGTGATTTTCTACCGCCATATGTGCGCCCATGAACATAAAGCGGAAAGCGGTCCCTGATGCTTTGCCTACCCCCTTCAACGTCTCAAAGGATATTCTTGGAGTGTTTGACATATCATAAGCCATATTGGTGAGTGTTTCTGCTTCAAAACGTACCGTATCCGGAACTTGGTTCCACGTCAGATACTGGGCATCCGCACCTTCACCTGTAAGTTTGACCATTCTATCCTTAACCTTACCCATGAAACCCTCTACATCACCAATTAGCTTCAATAGTGGGAAGAAATGGTAGTCTATACAATCAGCATAATTGGATAATAGTTTCTCCAACCGGACCCGAAAAGTCTTTATCTTCTTGCAATAAGGTTCAGGACGATAAGCATAGAGAACCGGTAGTTTGGAGAATCCATGAGCAAAAGGCGTTCTTTCTTCATACCCTTTAGACAAGTCCCATTGATAAACCATTTTGTCCGTGATAGTCATAAAGCAAGTTATCTCCGAATCATCCATGAGCTTCTTCTTGTACTCACGTGAGAAAGCAATCATCTTACCTTCATCGTTAAAGAACGGGTATAGCTTATCCCCACGGAACGGAGACCATAACACACTTTTCAGTTTCTTGGTGGGCTTTACCTTGCCTCCGAATGTAGTCTTTACTTTTTTCCAGAACTTCGCCCAAAACGAATCATCATCGGTAACATACCAATATTCTGCCGCTTCTTGTTCGGAGAGCCAGGCACGGACAATCTTCTTGTTTTGGTATTTGATTTTGTTGGATTTAAATACAGCCTTTACCGCATCCAGCAGCTTCTTTTCATCATCATCAGTCGGAGTGCAATCCATAGACGGTTCTGTGCCGACCGTGAAAGCAGTTTGAATGTTCACTATATCCTGTTCCAATGGAATGGAGATACGGTTCACTGGTTCTGTTTTATACTTTGCTTCGATTTCATAAGTCTTACCAGTTTTTTCATCGAAGTGCTTCTCAGCTTCTTTTTCAAGAACCTTTCTGTCCGGATACTTCTTTTTGTCAACCATAATTTCATGGCGTTCCGGATTCCAATCGTCCCAAAGTTTACAACAGTCGGGAAGTTCAGTCTTCCTACCTTTCTTCAGGTAGTTTATCTTCTGCCCGATATCGGGCAATGCTAATATTTCTTCTAAATTCAATGGCATAGCTTATATTTTTAGTGTGTGAATATTCCAGTTAAATCTTTCGGCTTCAAAATGCGTCCAAGCAAACAACCCAATACATAATATCTAATGGCATCCATCAAATGATTATATTCATCTACTGGCTCATTGATGTAGTTTCCATCCTTATCTTTATCCCAAACATATTTCCGAAGTTCAGTAATAATATTGTAAGAGCGTTCTGTTACAAAGAACTCCATGTCTTTAATCTTATCAATACCCGCTTTGATGGAGCCGGGAAACTTATCTACCGGATAGATATTCACGCCTCTGTTCTTTATCTCTTGAATCAATCGAGGGTCTTGCGAATCGGCAAAAACTTTCATAGAGAAAGGCTTTAACCTATTGGCAATAGCCGACGAAAGCATATCCGTTTCATAGAAAAGTTCATCAACATACAAACGGTTATCAATAATGCCACATCTTACAGCAGCGGAAGGATCATTAGTAAAGCCGAAGTCCTGCCCTATTCCTACCTTTTTACATTCCTGCGGGAACTCTTTCACAATTCCCCACTTCTTGAACACAGCACCTTCTGCAACGTCAGCCCACCGGCCGATAACCACATGACCATACTTTTCAGGATTACTCACCTTTATATCCTCTACCTCTTTTAGAAACTCCGGTGAAAGATTCTCCAAATTATCAAAGTAAGTCGTATGAATGTGGAGCACATTCGGATGAGTGGAAATCTGAACCTGCACACCATCAATCTCTACCAGCTTGTGAGTTTTCTCAATGTATTTCTTGTAGATGAAGTGATTGGAATCGCAAGGATTCATAATGATGATAATCCGGTTCTGAATCCCTTTCTTACGGATGGAGAGCATTATCTTGTCGAACTCATCTTCGCTTGTCCACTCTTCCGCTTCATCGCAGACGAAAGTCGTAATGCCTTGAATGGATTTCAGTTTTGCTGTCTGGTTCCCGGAAGAAGTCTTGATACCCCGGAACATGATACGGCTCTTAGTCATCTTATTGACTATGTCCGTCTTTGTGGTCTTGAAATATTTCGTGGTACCGTCCAAATCTATCTTCTCCATCATTTCGGGGATGATAGACATACCGGCAGAAACCATCGTGTAACGGGTGTAAAGAATCTGATGAACTATCTTCTCTACGGGAGTCATTTCAAAAGTCAACCGCTCAATAAAGGTAGAAGCATTGAAAGACTTTCCGCTACCACGCCCACCGGTGATAAGAATTATAAATTTTTCCTTATCCTCATATAATGGATGGTAAATTTCTTGAGGTACTATCATTTCAGCTTGTCTTTAATCCAGGAATCAATGTTGATGCCGTGCTCTATGTCTGTTGGAATATCAGCATCTTCATCCTGCTTGCGTTCAATCTTTCTCCAATCTTCATCATGGTGGTACAGCCAAACGGACATTGCTTGCAAATTAGGAGCCAACTCGCTTTCGCTAACTTGTAATTCATCTTCGCCCGTCAAATTTCCCTCTGAATCACGGAGCTTTCTTACCACGGTGCTTTTGGTTTTTATGCCACCGAGAGCCATTGCAAGGAATTTAGCCCTTACAGTGGCATTGATTGTTGCGCGCCCACGCGCTAACACATCGGTTATCTCCGAATATTTTGACTTCATTTCGTAGAAGTATGTCGGATTCAATCCGAGTGCAAAAGCGATTTCTTTGTCCGTGAATCCCTTTTTAGCATACGTTTCTACCTGAGAAAGAAAGTCCTCGCTCTTGTAGTCGAATTTTGGCTTTCTTCCTCCTGGATGTTTCTTATGTTGAGATTCACCATTGCTCATATCATTTATTCTTTAATTTTCCGCATTTATCACATTGTTCGTAGCGAAAATCTAAATTCCCTTTCCAAACATAATGGTGAACGCAGAAGAAGTTCTGTTTTAAATATCGCTTTAACCAAAGGATAAAATCTCCAAACATTTTTATTCAATTCTTTCTACTTGTTCATCGAATACTTCTCCCTTTATGAACTTCATATCAGGGTCATAACCGAACCTTTCGCAGAATGCGGCTTTAGCTTCATAGGTATCAAAGGACAATATCACATAGGCATCCATGTTCTCGGCTTGCTTCTGTGCGTTTTCTTTCACCTGATGCTTGACCTCTTTCATGTGGGCAACCTTTTCGGCACGTTCCAACTGCTTGGCGGCTTTATCGGCTTCTTTCTGTTCGGAAACTGGGACCATCATATCAGACAAAGCATCCGCAATAGAGTTTTCCTCTTCGGTCTGCAAAAGATAGTCAACACCAATCATATTCAAGTCGGCATCAGTCAGTCCTGCATCTTTCCAGTCAATATCAGGAACAATACGGGCAAGAGCGTCAAAATCCCATGTACCTTGTGCATTCGGGTTGTTCATTAAAATATTCAACTCCTTTTCCTGCTGCTCGTTCACATCTATGACATCGACACGAATGCGGTAGTCGTTATCGGGAAACTTTTGCAATTCGTCCATGACAGACAAACGCTGGTGCCCGCTGACTACGGTAAGACCTGTACGCTTGTTCACGACAATTCCACCGACTAAACCAAACTTCTTGATGCCACGTTTCAGTGTCTTACGTGATTCATCGGAAAGTTTCCGGGGGTTATAATCTGCAAAGTGAATGGCAGAACGATTAAGTTCCATCGATTCACTCTTTATGTATTTTGACAATTCCATATCATCCATTAGTTAAACCCATATAAATTCTTCGAGATACTTTTCTTGCGCCATCTTGTTGTTTCCCCTCATTATACCCAAAGGTTCGTTCAATGTATCGAATATACTTTCTTGCAATAGAGTTTACTCTGTTCAGCCTATTACCCGTTAAAGTACGAGATAGTCTGTATCTTTGCTCTGCAATATCATCAATTGATTTTCTTCTGACTCGGCTTTCCTTCTATTGCTTTTGTTGATTATTATACTCCCAAAGCACCCTTTCAGCCATTGGGAAAACTTTGTAAATTCTCTGTAAATCTTGCGGGTAATTATTCTCCATCCAAAGCATACAATCAAGATTGAAACCTACTCCCGAACTGGCTTTCAATGAATATCGAACTGGTTCGGGTAATTTGTGCTGCCTCATATAAGCAAGAATATCCTTTTGTGTCCAATCAGCCAAAGGATAAACCATACCGTTATTCTCGTAACCGTTTACCTCATACCCTTTCAGCATAAGCCTGCGGTTCATACCATCAGCTTTTTTCATGCCCAAGAATGTATAATAAACTCCATGAGTAAGCTGCATAGCCTTTACCACATCTGCCAACTTCAATAGCTTTACTTTCGGATTAGGCACGCAATACATACCTCCACGAAGAATATAAGTAAGATTCCAGTGAGGCACTTGCACAAACTCAATCTTTGGATATTTGACTTTAGTCCAGCCAATCCATCGGTTAATGTGCTCCAAATTCTTGACAAAGTACATGAACACACAAACAATCCGGTCAAACTTCGGATAGATTAAATCAAGCAGAACAAGCGAATCTTTGCCAAGTGATAAAAACAGTAAAGCCTCATTCGATTTTACCCGAATGAGGTCTATATACCGGTTCGCTTGTTCTACCTTGCTCATAGCTAACCACCACTTAAACCAAATGAAGTACGAAGGTCACTATAACGCTGTCTGCGTGACCCCAACTGTGATGTACCAGCTTCACCGCCACGTCTGGCAACCAATCTACCACCAGCCCCTGCACCGTTCATATTTCTGCGAGGCCCGGCTACTCTGTTAATTCTTCTTGCGACTCTGCTTTTTTATTTTAAAAGTTAAACAAATCAATCTATATGCCTCTCTAATATCTTGCCCAAAGTATAATCCATTTGTGCAACAAGATACTCTTCGCCTTGATGTTCGTAAACAATATCATTACCGTTTTCATCTGTGAGAATAACTGCTTCTGCTGCTTTCACTTCAACGATAATATAAGGACGTTTACCTGTATATGCACCTGTCAGAAGCTTGATTGCATCGTACTTGATAGGCTTTAATTCTATTTCACCTTCTTCAGGCAGTTCTGCATCAGCCGGATATTCTTTGCCGCCACATAGGTAAGTGATATACTTCTTAGCGTTAGTTGGTCTGATTTCACGGTATTCGTGGGTTTTCTTTCCTGCCAAGATTTCATCGAAATACTTCTGTTTGATACTTAATGTAAGAATGTTCATAATCGTGTCAAATTTAAATTAATACTCAATAGTTGCGGGGGGCTGAATCGAACAACCGACCTTCACCAAGTCAAAGTGAAAAGCTACCACTGCTACACCCCGCGATAGTACCCCAAAGGTACTACCACAACCAAAGATAACGAAATATCTTCAATCGTTATACACGACAATCGGCTTATTGTCGTGAACTAAGCCATTTGTCCCGTCTTTCTCTGCATGCCTCTAAGGTAGGCGCACAACAAGCAAACAGTTCGCCACTTTCAGTACGATAGTCATATTGGTACATTCTTACTCTCTTACCTTTCAATTTGGTAGTGTAAGTGCAATAGTTCTCTTTACCGGGCTGGCATACGCTGCAACCGTTTTCGTTTATTGAGTTCATAATCATTTATATTTAAAGTTTCGCTTTCAATCTTTCTTCACTCGTATAAGCCACTACAAGCCCAGTTTCATCATGCTGTATGGTGATGTACTTTTCACCCCTCTCTATAGTAGAGAAGTCGTACGGCGTACATAGCTTACCCAACACTTTGCCCAGTTGTTTCATCAGTGGGGCTTCAGGGCTGATAACTAAAACTAAATCTGCTTTCATAATCGTGTATATTGTGGTAGCCCGAAGGCTACCGGATTAAACTTAGAATTTCTCTATTTTAAGATTGTCGTTAATGACGAACATACGTCCACGCTCTAAAATCACGTGGGTATCTGTAATTCGCTTGATTACTCTTACTACATCATCGTGCGATATGCGTGGCGTACCGTCTGCATGACAGCCATTAGACAAATCACCTGATACTCTATATCTCAAACCTACTGTAACTTCATTTACGTTCATAATCTTATATATTGCGCAGGGCTTTTACCCTGCTGGTTAAACTTATAATATCGTAATCTCTTTGTTGCCTATCTCTGTATCTACATTCAGAACCTCGTACTTTTGAGCCTTGTAGTTATAAACAACTTCACAGGTATTGAAGCCTCTGCCATCTTCTCTTTGGTCATAAACAGTATTTATATGCTGATACATTTTATTGCCTAACATGAAGTTTATCTTACCTGATGTACAGAAGTAGAATGCTACTGCATACTTCAATGTTTTCTTTTCATCAATCTTCTTTGTTGCCATGATCGTATATTTAAGCGTTAATACCAATTGTGTTTCTCATAAAGTCACTTGCTTGCTCTACTGACATACCCAGCTTCTTTTGAATCAAAATGAGCATACAGCTTACTTGTTCTTTTGTGTTCAAATTGCCTTGTACAAACTCTGACATGATGAACTTCTCTATTGTTCTTTGTTTAATTACTGATGCTGCCATAATCGTATATCTTTTAATTGTTATTACTTCTTGTTTGATGATGCAAATGTATGGGTTTATAATTACACTTCAAATAGAATAAAGATAAAAATGTAGCTGTTTAACAAACATTAGCAAAAACACAATTGTAAGGGTATACAATTACATATTTATTAATAAATCAATCTTCTTGATGCAATAAACAGCTACTTTTATTGCATTATTGATTTTATCATATTATATTTGTTCCGTTTATTATAATATACATTTGAAATGGATATAAAAAGCATCATTAAAGAAAAGGGCTACACCATTCAGGATGTAGCAAAAAAGATGGGTGTAAATAGAGTAACTCTTACTCTTACCTTACAAGGAAATCCCACCTACAAAAAGTTGAAAGAGATAGCCGACGCCATTGATTGCAATATAGTTGACTTCTTCCGAGACGAAACAAATAACTCTTCCACTTGTAAAGGAGAAGATAGTGAACTCACCGCCCTTATCCAGTATAAAGAAAACTTCTACAAAGCCGATACGATAGAGGAGCTAAAGAAAATTGTGGCTGAGATTGAAGAAAAACAGTAAATCACTTGTTCTGCAACTGTAAAATAGTTACATTTGCATAAACCATTAAATTATGGGTACAAAAGAGAAGTTGATAGAACGCTTTAAAAGCCAGCCAAAAGATTTTAATTGGGATGAGCTTGTACGCTTGTTCTCCATTTTCGGATATAAGATAGATAACAAAGGAAAAACAAGTGGGTCACGTGTCATTTTCGCAAAAGGGGAAAGCTCGTACACTGCGCATAAGCCACATCCAGGAAGTATCGTAAAAGGGTATGTAATGAAACAAGTATTTGAATTTCTGACTAAAAATAAATTAATATGAAAACATTGACTTACAAAGGTTACATAGGAAGTATTGAGATAAGCGATGAAGATAATTGCCTATTTGGAAAAGTCCTTGATTTGCCAAAAGATACAATGATTTCGTATGAAGGTGAAACTGTATCTGAATTGAAAGAGGATTTTAAAGGAGCTGTGGATGATTATATAGCATATTGTAAGGAAGCCGGAATTACACCGCGTAAAAGTTATTCTGGTTCCCTGAACATACGAATTTCCCCAGAGGTACATAGCAAAATTGCCATTCTCGCCCAACAGGCTGGAATATCAATAAACGCTTTTATTAAATCAGCCGTAGAAAAGCAAGTTGCAACTATGTTATAAACAACCATGGATAAAAAAGAACTCTTTATTTGTGAATGCAACAGCATCGAACATCAGATTGTGATGTCATATTTTGAGGATGAAAAGGAAGTATATTGCAACGTACACTTAAAACCCGAAAGAAATGTACTCAAACGAATTATCCATGCTGTTAAGTACATATTTGGTCATCGAAGTGCATATGGAGATTTTGACGAATTTATTTTCAATCCTAAAGATGCAGATAGGTTGCAAAGTGTTGTTGACCATTTGAGAACAGAAAAGCCGGAGCACTAAACTCCGGCTCATTAATTGATTAGCCCTTTGATTCTTAACCGATTTACGATTTCGGTGTAAAGATACTCTATATCCCCACTGAAATCCCCATAGTTCTGATACAAAAACACGACATCCGCACAGTTGTCGGAAATGGTACATTCTGATTGAACACCAAGAACCCTTGCTAATTCAGGTCGTAACCCTGCTGTCATTTTTCCACCGGCAAGCGAGCTTGGAGAAAACAGATACAGGATAATGAAAATGAACTTCTTCCGCTGGGTTACACTGTCAATATTCGGTGGACATCCTCTCTCATTCAGCAACTCAACGAATATCTTGTAGATTTCATGGATAAGGCTTTTGTCTTTCAAAATTGGGGCGGTCAAGGCGTTTTCTTCCTCTGAAAGTTCTGATTTCTCAATACGAATCTTTTTAAGACGAATTATTTTGTTAAAATCCAGTTCCATAACACGATTATTTTAAAAGTAAATAGTATATTTGCATCATAATCGTGTGAGGGAGGATTGAGTGGTCGTGCGCTTGGTTCTCCTTTTTTTTATTTTACAGAGTTATTCTTTTCCTGAATAATCCGATTTTGCTCGTTCACCTCCCTACCCCATATCATAGCGGAATAGATGGCTTTTGCATACAAAAAGAGTTCCTCACGACTGGTAAGGAACTCAACTCGAAGGGCTGCACATTTCGCATCAGTCCAGACATTTTCATTTCTACTCATTGACTATTTGTTAATTTTATAAATCTATTACGTTAATGGTTAACATACATATCCGCTTGCTAAACCATGTTATAAGATGGCTGAACAAAGGCTCATAATTTGCATAACTTCCACAAATCCGTACCTTTGCAATGTGTTTTTCATAGTATTAGATTAAGGTTAATAAAAAAGATTGGCTGTCTGGGAAGATAGCCTTTTTTTGTAACCATTGGCAATATCTTTTCTTTATTAATCACCTGGTCGTTCATACCGTTTCTTCAATTGTTTCAAGACTATTTCCATACCGTTATCCAACCCTTTCTTATAGCCGGACATATGTTCACCTATGTTGTAAATCAAACATCCTACAACAATAAGGACAACCCCTAAAGCTCTATGCCAATAAGGGAGTGATATGCTGAACGGCGAAAATGTCAACCGGAAATGCCCGATGAATAATACTGCGATGACGAATATCGCAATAAAGAAAATGAGGTCTGTTTTCATGTCAATTGCCGTATAGAATATCCAACAACTCTTTCGCTTTCTTATAGGTATCAAAGCCTTTAATGTTCGTCCACCCATACGAAAGACGGCTTTCTTTTCTGACTTGTACAAAATACGTAGTTATTGGAATACAGCCGCTATATTTTGTTTCTCTTACAATCCTATATCTTTCCATATTAAATACTGTTAACGCATAAGAAACAACACAGCAGCTACAGCCCAACCGGACAAAGCAATCATATAAAGTACAAATTTTGTATAACCAATCCATTTAGCTTCCCGATTGAATTTGTTTATCGCTCCTTTTAAGTCTCCAAACCGTTCTTCAATGTCCCACATTACATTTTCTTTGACAATTTTCCTAAATCTCTCCCGTACATTCTCTGGAATGTAGAACCTGTTATCTTTATAGAAGAGATATGTAGAGCAATCAATACGACAGTAGTCATTATAATCTCTTCCAGTGTCTATCTTGATTGTTATTTCTGCCACGCCTTTTTCTTTCCATAGGTCAATGGCGTGTTTCTCAATTTCTTTCTCATTGAGCTTGGCAAGGTCTGCAAGCTTGTTATAATCGTATTCGTCTAACTGTACAATCTTTCTCATAATTAATTAATCCGTTTCAGTACATCCTTGTTGGCTTCGAGTATCTCATCGAAAGAAGGGATAGGCATCCAAGCTACTGGTTCCCATAATGGAGGTATGCTGCTCATTGAACTATAAATAGGACTGTCTTTGTATACATCATTGATATAACCGTCCATACAGAACCATACTCCATTACAGTATGTGCCATTAAATATTGCGCCATGCTTGCACATGATAATGATATTCTCATTTTCTTCCGGCAACTGTTCCTTAACGCTTATCCACGGTGATTGCTTTGCCTGCCATTCGGCACCCTTTATAAATGCAGCTTCTGCAATTTCATCATATGTAATCCCATGATTAGGGCACTCATCTATTGAGTGATATTGGGCATATACACCCATTGATTGGGCAGTTGTACGTCTGCACTCTTTAGCTGCTTCTTCTACTGTCTGTTTCATTTCTTACCCTCCTTATCAAATTCGGATAATGCCTGCTCACAAAACTTGACCTGCTCCAAAGCATAATCCCTCTTATAGGTTACTATATCACGTGTTGTATAGTCCGTATAACATCGGTCTATAATGCTTTTAATATAAAATCTCACTGGCTGCTCACAATGGTTCAGAAGAATCACGTATTCATCATTTCTCGGATGAAAGCACAAAAAACGATAATAATTCACTTCACCATTTAGGCATTCAATCAGTTTTTCATCTGTCTTTAGATTTTCAATGTCTTCTATATTTCTTATTGGTCTCATAATTCAATATTTTTTATTATTTTTTCTATTCCGCTCGCTCTGTACCTCTGCCATACACATCTTGCACCATGACGCTTTCAGATGGTATTCCTTACCGTTACGACGGGCTATTCTATCGAAAAACCGGGATAATGGAAGTGCTCTACCACAACGGGTGCACAGTT